CTGGCCCTCTCGTCCCCCACCGCCTTTTTCCCGGCGGCCTGCTGCTCTTCCCGCCGCCGGCGGGCTGCATTCTCCGCCCGCTGCTCCTTGGTCTGCTGGGCGGGCTCTCCTTCCTGCCCGCCCTCTGCCTGGGACGCTCCGGAAACGTCCCCGGCACCGCCGGCGCCGCCCTGAGCTCCACCATTTCCCTGATCCCGGGAGGGGTCCTGCTCCTGGGTCTGCGCCGGCTCCTGGGCTTCGCCCGTTCCGGGCTCCGTGCCCCGTGCCTGTCCTTCCTGCGCTCCCGGTTCGGCGGCTCCCGGTTCGTTCCCGCCTGCGGGCTGCTCCAGCCCAAACGCAGCGTACAGATCACTCTCTTCAAATCCAGCCATAAGGCCTCCATTCCGGCCTCTGGCCGGCTGCCATTTTCCCGCTGTTGGCTTGCGTAATGGTGGGCCACTCCCGGCCCCGGATTATTCGATCTCCGTTACTTCTTGCCGATCCGGAGGTCGTTGCCCGTCTTCACTGTGCCCTTCTTGGACACGGTGGTCTGGATGGGGGCCTGTACCACCTGGGCCCCGGAGTTCTTGATCCGGCCCACGTAGCCGAAGCCGCCGCTCTTGCCGCCGTTCTTCATAGGTGCCGCCTCCTTTCCTCGTCATCGCCCCGACGTTATTTGTCATTTTCCCGCGTTGACTTGCGTATATCACGCGCCCGTCGGCGCTTGATTGCTTTGGTTGGCCGCAACGGCTCCGAGCTGCTGTCCACGCTGCTGGTTTTGCATGGCAAGCAGTTGGAGCTGTATCTGCATCTGCTGGGCCTGGGCGGCCCGCTGCTGTTCCTGCTGCAGCCGCTTTTCCAGATACTTCTTGGTTTCTCCGGCTCCCGGATAATGCAGCTCTTCCATTTTGCTCCAAAACAGAATCAGCGTCTCCGTGCTGCTGGGATCGCCGAATGCCCCCGTCTGCAGGTTCATCCGGGTCTCCTGCCACATGGCCTCCCGGTTGGAGGCCAGAGGGGCGGAGTCGTCACAGCCGAACAGGAACTGGTCTTCCCAATAATACTGGCCGTCCTTGTCCTGCTTCAGGAAGTCGTACCGGCTGATCTCTTCGTAGACCGTGTTCCCCTCGTTGTCCTTGTAGCTGATGGGCCGGGGCTCGTCGCTGTACGCCAGCCAGAACTTGAACATCAGCTCGAACAGTTGGGCGTATGCCGCCTGCTTCATGGTCCGCTTGCTCTCCAGACGTCCCGCCGCTTGTGCGGCAGAAAACTCCTTGGCCTTTCCGCTGGTGGCCGTGGGGTCCGTCCGGCCCTGGAAGGAATCCGTGATGCCCAAAATCTGCCGGGCTTCTTCATAGACCGTCGCCAGGTACGTCAGCTCGTACTGCAGGTCTCCGGAAAACTGGTACACGTCGATCATGGCCTTGTCGGCCGGGGAATCCAGGAACCAGCGTTCTCCGTCTACCGGGTCCGTCCGCAGCGTCGCTTTGGCCGGCAGCGTGATCCGGGTCCCAGCCTTCACCAGACGGTCAATGATCTTCTTTTCCATGCGGTTGGTGGTGTTCTGCTGGTCCTCGATCACGTCCACGTCACTGTTTCCCAGCAGTTGGCCATAGACGCTCACGCTCTTCTGCAATACCACCGGGAACACGTCCGGCCGGTAGAAGGGAATTTTGGTAGGCCGCATGACCGACCGGCCATTCTCGTCAATCTCCGGCTGCGCTCCCGGAATCACCAGACCGGAGCTGTTGGCGATGGGCAGGGTCACCTCTTCGTATTCCTGCTCTTTGGTGGTCCAGTTCGTGCTCCCGCACCACGGGCAGGGTCCCTCGCCGTCGTACCGAAGCCGCTGATCTTCCGGCTCCGCGGCCGCTCCTTCCGCTGCCAGGGTCTCCAGACCTCCGCCGAGACCGGCCGCCACATCCTGTGCCAGCTGCATGGCCAGGGCCCGGCCCGCGATCTGCTTCCTGGTCTCCGCTGCCACGATGTCCTGCTCCGCTTCCACGGCGTCCTGCTCCGCTGTCTCCACCACGGCCTGCCGGTTCTGGATGACCTGCCCGGGGAGGGGGCGCACCCGGCCGCAATGGGCACAGACCGGCACCCGCCGCGCCTGGTAGTTCTCTAGGTCCTCCAGCTCGATGTCGTTGACCCACACGTAGCGGTCGATCCCGCCCCGGTCGTTTTTGGCGTAGCCGATGTACATCGTCACGGCGTCGTCCGCCGTGTCCTCGTCCCCGGTTCCCCGCACCTGGGGCTCCTGCTCGCCCTCGTCCTCCACGTTCACGTCATACCGCCGCCGGATGTTCTCCTTCGTGGTGGGCTGCCGGACGATGAACCAGTCCATGTCCTGAATGCCGGTGTAAATCCCCGGCTGGGGCGCGAACTGCTTGGGGTGGAGAAAGGCAACTTCCTCTTCGCCTACCGTGTCGTGGGTCCGCTTTCGGTTGTCCCAGGCCACCAGGAAGCCTACACCGCCCTGGATGGGGACCGTCCGCTCCGCCTGGTCGTTGATGGTCTCAAAGGGCAGGCGGTCCAGCTCGCAGCGCAGCCAGTGCTCGATCTTGGCCGCCAGAGCCTCGTCCTCCTTCCGCCGCGGCGTGACCTTGGGGGAGGGAATGGCGGAGGACACCTGGCTTTCGATGTTCTCAAAGACGATATTCCGGATATGGGGGGCTTTCTGCCCCTCGTCCCCCTTTGTCAAAGCGCGAAGCTCCCGGTCCCCGCTGTACAGGTGCTCCCGCCGGTCCATTTTTGTCATTTGGGCCTTCCAGGCCACATCGCTGTCCGCCAGCCGCTTCTGCCAGACATCCAGCTTTGCCGGCTTGACTGCGGCCTTTCTTTCTTTGGGCATATCTCAGCACTCCTTCGTTGTTACAAGCTCCGTACCTCTCACTTTTCCGCCGGCGGCCATGTGGACTTACCGGGGCGTCCCCCACTTTTGCAGAAGCATTTCCCGCTCCTGGGGGGCTGCCCGCTCAAAGTCGTCCCACATATCCTGCGTCCATGCAGCAGTCCCCGCCGCCGCGGTCCGCTTCACTTCCATGGTCTGCTGCGGCCGGACGTAGTGAGCAATGGCCAGCGCCATCACGCAATCGTCGTGGGCGCCCGGCTCCGCCGCCGCCCGCTGCTTCTCGTCCCGCACGAATGTCAGCATCTCCAGCAGGGTCTCCTCGTCGTTGACGGTCTCCAAATGCTCCCGCATCACCCGGATCAGTTCCGAGATGATGACCGGCCGCGTCAGCCGGTCCGTTCGGAATCCGTATGCGTGGCGGATGGTCCCGTCGAAAGTGTCCTCGATCTCCCGGACGTACAGGTTCCGGTAGCCCATCAGGTCCAGCAGTTTCACCGGGTATGTGGAGAAGTTGGCCTCCGGCGCCAGCATGGCGTCGTTGTACCACTTGCCAAGGCAGTACATCTGCCGGGAGAAGGTGTCCTCGTCGTACTGATG